TCATGCCCCGAAAGCGCATCAAACACGCACGGATGAACCTGCGAAGCGAGGAAATAGCGCACGGACATTGGCGCATCCTCGACCATATGCAAATTTTCTTCCCGCGCATCCAGCATGACGTGACCGTCTGGCGTTAGGCCGTGCTTGATCAGATACCGCATCGCATTATTGACGCTGATAATCTTGGCCCCGCGTCTGCGATGGTCCTTGATGGCCTGCACACTGTCCGCAAGCGAGGGACCGCCGCCGACAATGACGCAAGCCTTGTCCTGATCCCCAAAGCCGGAGAACCACGCCAAATCCCGCTGCACGTTGGCCCGCACATTGGCATAGGCAAAGTCATGCGTGACGTTCATGCCCTTTAGCTCTGGCATGGCCGTATAACCGCCGACGCGCCAGACACCTGGCACCCACCCCTCTGTCACCTCATGCGGCTTAGGGTCACCGTGAAAGATGATTGCTTTAGCCGTCTCAGGTGGCCATGATACCGCATTCCGGTATGACACGAACATATCAGCGGGAAACGTGTCCCACGTGCTGATTTGCGTAATCCATTCTTGGTCCCCGCCATTCACTTGGCCTTCAGGCAGCAAGCCTTGCAAGGTATCAGACGGCAGGTCGATAAACTCAGGCTCAAACCACGTCCAGATGTCGGAATGGTCGCCATACTGCCAGCGCATGACGCTGCTGTTATAGGTCGGCCAGTGCCAGTCCTTGATGATGCCGTGCGGCAGTTCCTCAAGCCTGCCGGTCACGCATACGTCAAGGTCCATATACAGAACCTCGTCGCCTAGCTCCCACGGCATATCTTCTTCGCAGAACAGATAAACCTTTTGCCACCAGCCCGGCAAATCGGGATTGTGCGCAATAGCCGTAATGCCCTCTGGCAATTCGTCCGGCCTGTCAGTCAGGCACCAATGGCGCTGTTCCTCGTCCAGATGCCGGGCAATGCCGTCATGCAGCTTGGTAACGTATTCTATCGGGTATTTGGTCCCGACGCGGACGCTGACAACATTGATCATGCTACCTCCATAGCAAAATGGCCCCGAGGACGAACCCCGAGGCCATTAGGCTATCACACTAACCCCAGTGGAGGCTAGGGAAAGGGACAGGTGTTAGATGGCGGTGCGCTTTGCCCAAAAGTATTGGCCAGCGGCGACACCGCCCGTGGTGTTGACCGTGAAGCCAGCCGAACCGGAATCCGACGACGCAGAGCCGTTGGTGCCGATCAGGATGGTTGCAGTCGAAGACAGAGCCTCCGAAGCACGGGCGTAGAGGTGAAGGCGAGCGTCGTTAGCACGAACAGTCGTGTTGACGGCGAAGGCCGGGGTCGAGGACTTGTCGTCCAGATCAATCCCCACAGTCGGAATGGTCGAAAAGACCGTAGCAGCAGTCGATGCCATGTTAGTGGCTCCTTTCTAGGGGGATCAGGTTTGGAACAGGACGCCTTGGAGGAAGGCGTTCGAGAGGGTCAGGTTGCCAGCCCAAACGATAGGCTTGACCATAGCGTCCTGGTTGATCGAACGGACTTCTTCCAGCGGAACCATGTTGCGGTCCTTGTGAGGACGCCAGTGGATGTAGCCGGTGTTCAGCATATACATATGGTTGGCCGGGCAAGCCCCGCCGAAACCACCGTCGAACACCACGTCGGTGCCTTTGAACTTCAGCGACACATAACCGGCGTCGCCTTCGTTGGGGTTGCTGATGCGCTGGATGTCCTGAAGCGCCGACTCATAGAATGCGAAATAGTTGTCATCGCACAGAATGAGGTCCGGCTTGTCGGTGCCACGCGAGCATTGACGATACAGGTTGTTCATGAAGCGAACGATGTTGGCAGCCGAGGCAGCCGAACCGCCGTCCGAAGTGGCTTGGAACTTCTGGTTCTGCCAGAAGGACCACGTTGCACGGTTGATGCCGCCGACAGTGCCGGTGGTGGGGTCGTCAGCGACGAGAAGCTGAAGGCCACCAATCTGCTTGCCGCCCGAAGCCGTGCCGTTCGAGTAGAGGTCTTCGGCCACACCGTTCTGCATGGTCTTTTCCGCGTTCTTGATACGCGAGGCCAGCAGGTCAATGATGGCGTCAACGCCGGAGTTTTGCAGTTGTTCCAGACCGCTCATGGTCACGTTGACAGCGATTTGCTTCCAGTCAAACTCAGCCGAAGTGAACACGTCGCTAGGCGAGATGTTCAGGACTTCGTAGCCCGAGTAGCGCTGATAAGTGACGTTTTCAGCGTATTCGAGTTCCTGGATGATGGTCCGACCACCGGACACCGGCTTGATGGTGCCACGACGGTTCATACGCGACAGAATCGCGTTGTTCTGGGTAACGTTGTCAGCCAGCTTACCCGTGCGGTTACGCAGGGTCGTGGTTGCGATTTCCGAAAGATTCGGGGAGGTCATTTAAGTTCTCCTAAGCCGCACCGGCAACTTCTTCAAAAGCTGCGCGGATGTCGTCCTCGATTGATCCATTGGACTTGGGAATACGGGTTTGGCCCGGAGACCCGGTGACACTGACAGCCGCCCGTCGCGCCTGCGCCGCCTTATCTTGCACGGGAACCGCCGGGGCCTGCGCTGTTTGCAGGAACGGGCGAATATCCGGCCTCATCCAGCAAGCCATTTCGTAGGCTTCCTTCAGGTCCGATGCTTTCCCGTTGTGCAAGAGAACCGCCATGTCATCGCGGACGTTCTCGAAATACAGGTTAGCAGGGTCGTTCTGGAAGGCGTCGATTTGGCTGACAATAGGCGCGGTCTGCGCCGTCTGGACTTGGCTTTGCAGGACTTGGAGTTGCTGCTTAAGGGCCGCAATCTCTGGGTGGCTGTCTCGCGCGGGCTGGGCCTGGTAGGGCTGTCCCTGCGGCTGGGCCGTGTTTAAATTCACGCCATACGAACGGGCCAGAAACTCAAGCCCTTGCATCGGGTTCTTTTCAAGCAGGTCTTGTGCTGCAAGCAGCGTTTTGACCGCGTGAACTTCATCCATCCCTTGCGCGGCCCATTGAGCGCGGCGAGGGGCAAGCACTTGTTCCAGCGGTTCATACCGCTTCACTTCCTCAGACTTGCGCCGCAGTCCGTGATCGATCTCCTGTTCCCGCTTTGCAACAGCCTGTTGCACTTCCGGTGGCAGTTTATCGAACGTAGCCTTAGCCGCAGGTGACCACGAAGCCGGGGCGCGGATGGCGAGCTTTGCAGCAGGGTCCGCGACTGCCTCCGAGGGCTGGTCGGGAGTATCTTGCACCGTTTCTGGCGCTTTGGCAATAAACTTGCCGTCAGGGCCTCTCACACGCCCGTCCGCTGCCTTTTCGCTGTCATCGTGGGGCGTTTCTGCCTCGATAACCGCTTCCGGTGCGACCACCACTTCCTCAACGGGCGCAGGCTCAGGCGCGTTACCGCTTACCTCAGCCATAGCTGCCCGGATGTCGTCTTCCATGTCGCTCATAGTCTGGCCTCCACCTGATCAATCGCCGTCTTGATGTCCTGTTTAAGCTCACGGTCAGACAGCGTGGGCCGTGGCTTGGCCGTTAGTTTCTCGTTTCCAACAATCTCGCAGCCCGCATCCTTCACACCGCGCTCATAGGCTGACCGGCTGTCATACATCAGGCCGTTGGCATGGTTTAGGATCGGGTCCATACCGTCAGCGCGGATGAACGGGGCCGGTAGGTCAGAACGCTTGCGTCTAAACTGCTCTAGGCATTCTTGCGGCCATTGGGAAACTTCGTGCATGGCCTTGCATGATTGGCAAATGCGAAAGGTGGCCCTCGTCATTAAGCGATCCACTCAACGATGACCGCTCCCGCCCGCCCTGCGCCGCCAGCAGCGTTCTGCCCGCCGCCGCCACCGCCGCAGCCATAAGCGGTCGCAGCAGCAGCCGTGCCAGCAACCGTCCCAGAACCACCCACACCCCCGTCGCCAAACGGTGTGGAGCCGCCAGCACCGCCGCCAATGTTCGCAGCACCCCCGGCTACACCATTCGGATTGATAAATGACCGCGAAAATCCGCCCAGCGAACCCGCCGTGCCAGAACCTGCGCCACCGCCCGTGCCTGTGAAAATCAAACCCGTTGCCCCCGGTAAGCCCGCCGTTGCTCCATTCCCCGCAGCGCCCGTGCCGCCAGAGCCACCGCCCGTGATTGCCACCCCTGCCGATGCCGCAGTACCGCCGGAACCACCGTTTACCGCCGCGCCCGCCGAACCTGCCGCTCCTGGAGGGCCGGTCGGAATAGTCGCAAGACCGCCGGTTATCGAAGACAACAGGCCCACCGCTCCATTTGCTTGGATAGCCCCGCCAGCGCCACCGCCGCCGACCGTTACGGTTAGCGTTGCGCCTGCTTCAACCGGCATCGGCCACCGCGTAACACCGCCTCCGGCACCACCACCGCCGCCACCGCCGCCTGTTGCATGGCCGCCCCCACCACCGGCACCACCGCCGATTAGTGTAACCCACACCAACGACACCGCCTCTGGCACCGTAAACGTACCGCTTGACGTAAAAAGTTGCGAGGAGGAGTTGCCTACGCGTCCATTGATGATGTCGTCACAAGCCAGATAGATTTTTTCGTTAATTGTAACAGGAATAACCATCATGCAAATCCTTGAGGGGTTGGGTCACGGGAGAGGGCCGCAGCCTTCACCTGAAGCTCTTGGCCTTTGAGGTTAAGTTCAGCCATGCCAAGCTGGCCTTCCATCTGTGTCCGCTGTTGCTCGATCTGAGCCTGCATCTGCGCCGTCTGCGACTTGAGTTGTTCCACCTGCATTGCGCTTTCGTCAGGCGGTGGCGGTCCGGGTGGCTGGACAGGCGGTGCGGCCTCGGCTTGTTCAAACACCTTGTCAATCACGTCTTCCATCGACCGACTGACATTGAACGTGCGAGCGCCCTGTTTCAGCACTTCAGCAAACAGCGGAGCCGTGTAAGGCGCAGACGGAACGATGCTTGCCGCAGCCGACATCAGGCCCACAATGGCGCTTGTGAACTCGGTGAAGGCCATCTTGGCCGCGTTCTCATCCGGCTGGACCGTCGAATCAGTCTCAACGTCGATGCGGAACGAGCGCAGCGCATCATTGCGAAGAAGGGCTTGCACCTCTTCCCATGTCGGCTGGGCCATAAGTTCCAGCATAGCCGGGTCAGGAGCCATGCCGGGCGGAATAGGCATCCCCGCCTGTTGCGCCTGCTGGATTAGCGGCATGATTTGTTCGATCTGCTGCTTCTCCGCCGCCGTAAGCAGCTTCACGTTCGTCATGGCCTTCAGCGTGTCGATGCTGAAGTGTTCCGCAATGATTTCCGCCTTGAGCCGGATAGCATCACGGCAGAACCGTTGCAGGTCGCGTTGGCGGTCACGAACACGCAGCGAACCCCACTGGCCTTTCATCCGTTGAGCCGTCGCCGTCTCGTTAGGATTGCTTTCGCCCCGAATGATGTCCGACAGGCCGGTGATTTGGTAAATGTCGTTCAGGACTTGCGAGCGGGCTTCGTAACAGCCTTTCAGCACCTGAATGACCATATCGACCGGAACCCACTCGATAAGGCCGCGAACGCCGCCCTTCTCTTTCCACAGGTCGAACGTGTCGATTGGGATTAGCTTGTTCTCGTTACCCGGCGAGAACACCAGTTGCAGTTCGCGGTTGGCTTCACCGGCATACACACCGACCATCCGCAACGCATCTTGCAGCTTGCCAATGCGGGCCGTCAGTTCGTCCAGTTCGTCGGCCTGGTCCTGATATTGGACGTAGTCAGCCACCGGAATGGTGCTGTCATTGGCCGTCGTGGCATTGAGCGGAGGCGGGCATGGGAAGAAGTTAGTCAGCCCCAGCGGGTCTTCGCGCTTGTCCAGCACACCGCCCGTGTAGCCCTTGCAGACCCAATAGGCCATCTTGGTGGGCTTGTCCCAAATCTCATAGACCTCGCCCGTCTGACTGGACTGCTTCTGGGCATCCGAAGCCGTGTCCGTGCCTGTGGAGGTCGTCGTGATCGGGACGTTCTTGGCCATGTCCTTGCCAAAGCGTTCCGTCAGTTCCGCCCTTGTCATATAGACGCGCCGAGCAACCCAACGGACTTCAGCCCATTCACGAGCCGGGTTAGTCAGCCAGTCTTTCCATGAGACGTGGTCGCACTGGACTTCTTCGTAAACCACTTCCTCGGTGGCTTCCGGCGTCTCGACCTCGCCAACCTCGGTGTCGTCGTCGTCCTGAACGCCTTCGCCCAGTTCGTAATCCTGTTCCGCGTTGACCTCGCGCATATGCGGGATGTAGCGCACCCACACTTGGCCTCGGCCTGGCAGCAAATAGTCGAGAACGCAGAGCTTAACGCGTCCGTCAAAATCATACTGGTCAAGGCTAAAGCCTAGCGCCCGTTCCAGAACTTCAGAGGCCACCTTGCCAACCGGGTCTTCATCACGATAGCGCCGGTCAACCATCGGAACCGGCTGCTTGGCATAGATGGCAGGCTGAAGGGTCGAGACGTTAGACCACAGAATAGCAAAGCGCCGACGCTCATAGCCTACAGACGGACGGCCACCACCACGGGCGCGGTTCTCGTTCTTGTAGCGCCTGACGATGATGTCGCCAGTCTTCCACCACGGCTGCAACTCGCGCTCAGACAGATTGATTTCCTCAATCCATTTGGTAACAAGGTCAATGCCGTCTTGATTTTCAGGTTCGTCGGGAAGCATAGCCCCTCGCAAGCGTTCAGGGGAACATATCGTGCGCGGGTCCGCTTGTCGATAGAACGATCATGCGCGTTCGTAACCCGTGTGCACTGGCTGGTTAGCTAACAGATCATCCCATGTCATATCACGGATACCCTTGATCGGCGCGTCTGCCGCTTTGGCTTCCGGCTTAATCTCACGATAGGCCATCGCTAGGTATCGGAATGCATCAGCCGCATGGCTGGTCCAGTCGTGCTTAGGCCCATCACGGAAAACCCTAGCTTTGTCGTCATAGTCCGCACGATACTGGCGCAGGCATTCCAGCCCGTCTTTGCACTTCTCGCGGTCAAACCAGATGCGCGGCAGCAGAACGCGACCGGCGTTAATGCCGTCCAGCACCTTGTGATTCGGGACCAGCTTTGGCTTAAGCTTTAGCGTTAGCATCGTCTCAATCCTGGTGCGGCCCGTGCCTAACTCCCTGACCCTTGCGTCATGCGGCACCCAATCGGCCTCATACTTGTAAGGCTTAGCTTGTAACACCTTGGCGTAATGCTCGATGCTCTCCCCGCTGGCCTCATAGAAGTCGATGACCCTGATTTCCGACCCGTGAGCCTGCCAGAACCAGATGGCCGTGCTGTCTCCGATGCCCAAGTCCCATGTCGTATATACAGGCAGCGCCGGGTCATATGGCACGTCTGTGATCCGTCCCGCCCGCTCGCTCTCAGCCATGTCCTTGCCGTAGTAGGCGCCAATGATTGCCGCCTCGAACGAGCATTCGAACTCTTGCTCGTATTGCTCTGGCGTCATCTCCTTAGCAGCAGCGGTCAGTTCGCTTTGCGGCAGGATGCCTGTCTCAGACGCTGGCAGAAAGAACGGGAACCAATCAGGGTCCGTCTTAGCTCGCTCAAACAGGTCAAAAAACGCGTTACGTCCCTTCGGCGTCCCGATGAACGTAGCTGTGCCTTGGCGGTCAGCCAGCATCGGGCGGATGATTGAGCCAAAGATGCCGGGATACATATCCGCATACTCGTCCAGCGTGGCATCATCCAGGTATCCACCACGCAGGGCATCCGGGTTGTCAGCACCGTAAATCTTGATGCGCTTGCCGCCTATCAGCTCGACATACAGTTCTGATTCGTTTGGCGGCTTGGCCCAGATCGGCTGGCTGTATCGTTTCAGATACTCCCATGCCACGTCCTTAGCCTGCTTTAGATAGGGCGCAAGATAGGCCGCTCGATAGTGGGGCTTGTCGGACACCACCGCATTGCGGATCATGTCGTTTATGCAAGCCACCGTCTTACCACAGCGACGGTGAGCCACCCCGATGGCAAAGCGTTGCGTCCGGTTATGGAACGGCAGGAACACCCGGCGAGGGGCGTAGGGGATTACTCTGGTTTCAGCCATGTGACCGACAGAGCGCCGCCATCAGGGCCAGAGACTTCCTGTTGCAGCTTGTCGCCGTAACGCTTTGGCGCAAGCTTCGAAAGATACCAACGACGCGAATCAAACCGCAGTCGGTCCCGCGCTACATCGCCAACGCCGTCTGCAATCTCTTGCACTTCATCAGCCATGCAATCTAGGCCAATGTCACGGCTCCGCGTGTATTGCGCGTAAAAACCTTCGCGGTCATCCACCGCCCATTGTCTTACCGTTGACTCTTGTGGGAACTCATCATCACGGCAAATGGCCCGCAAGGATTCACCCTTGGCGAGCCGCTGGCATATCAGGTCCGCAATCTCTTGCGTGTAAATCGTAGGACGGCCTCGGTCGTCCATGTGTCCTCAGTCTGGTTTGCGTCTAGGCTTAAGCCGTAGCGGGGCCGTAGAGCGGGATGGATAATGCCTTAGAGGGCTTGGCGGGTCAAGCCGTGCTGCAATGCCATGCGAATAGCTACAGCAGCCGGGCCGCTTGGGCCTAGCTTAGCGTAGTTCTGTGCGGTCTTGGGGCTGACCATAAGCCACCGGCCCGCCGCTTGTTGCGACAGGCCGATGGTTGCGAGAGCGGCGCGGTATTCTTGCGCGGTCACTCACGCCTCCTTTTTAAAGTGGATCGGATCAGAGAAACGCTGACCCATGACGCGGACGGTAAAGGTTTCGCCTTCGATTTCCACCGTCTCGCCGTCAGCGACAACCGTTGCCGTGCGAAGTTGTTCAGCCTCTTCAGCCAACTTTGCCGCAGCCCATGTGCGATCCGAAACGATGCACGAACCCGTGCTGACGGTCCATGCCGTATCGTGGCCTTGAGCGACGGTGCGGGCGTGGCCTTCGTCGCCGCCGCAGTAGTTGCGGGCGGTGTCGAACTGATAGGCGCGGTCCCATCCGGCGACGGTGACGAACTGGTTGGCGATCAGGGTTTGCATGGTCTTGTTTCCGTCCGGCTAGTGCTTGATTGCCCTGCGCCGATGACTGAACATAGCACCTATTACGCAGGGAGCAAGCACTTTTTACGCAGGGACCGCATTTTATTCCGCCATCCATTCGCCAGAGAGCGCCTTGAAATCAGGCCGGTCTTCAAACGGTTTGGCCCACATAGCAGGCTCAACCCAACTGACACGA